ATGTAGCGCCCATCTCCTTGCGGATCTCGCAGTTGCACAGGGTCGAGCTGGTGAAGGCGGTTATCCGTGCCGTGCCCACCTGGCTGCCGGCGCCGATGCTGATGGTGGAGATGGTGGATCCGCTAGAGTAAACCGAGCAACGCAGGCGGTAGTACAGGTCTTGGTTGTCGAGCGCATCGTTGTATGCGGTGGTTGTGTCGGCCGTGTAGCTGGCGCCGGTGACGTTCGACCAAGTGGTATTGTCGGTGCTGCGCTGCAGGACCACGGTGTTGCCTGTCCCCGTCAGCCCGGTGATGGTGATGGCCGCAGCACGCTGCGCCGTCAGACCCGTGACCAGGATCGACCCGGTGACGTCCGACACGGCGGTCATGGTCTTGGTGCCCGACTGCCCGCTCGAGGTGATCTGAATCAGGCTGCCAACATTGGCGGCCGTGAAGTAGGCGCGACTGGCGGTGATCGTGCCGTTGCCGGTGGTCACCGATGGCGCCATGGTCAGCGTGCTGATGTTGACGGTACGGAATGGCCCGTCCTCGGAGAAGTACTCCACCACCGACCAGCTGCGGGCGGCGCGGCGCTCGATCTTCTGCTGCGGGTACCCGGATGTGGCAACGAACAGGATGTCGCCGCTTTGGGCGGCCCTGACCAATCCCAGGGCCGCTTCCGGTATCGGCGTGACGATCTCCATCGCGCCGGCAGCGGCAATGGCGCAGCTTTTGACCAGGGTGATGCGCTGCAGCAAACTCTGGAATCGAATGTGAACCGTGGCGCCGGTGGGTGTGAATGCCAGGCTGTGCCACCCCGCATCAAGCGATGTCTCGCTGATCACGTCATCGGCGCCGGCCGTGGTGCCTACGCGCAGAGTGACCGGGCCGGTGGTCACCTGGATGGTCAGGGCATGCTCGACGCCAATGTCGGCAGCGGCAATGCTGATTGCTTGTGTGCGCCTGGCGCCAGTGGTGCCGGCGCCCACCAGTTGCATGAAGTCGCCGGCGGCGTATGTGCTGGCGGCGCCGGCTTCGTCGTCGTCGGTCCAGCTTGCCAGGCTGCCCACGAACGAGGAATTGGCCACTACGGCGCTCACGCTCGGGCGGGTGATGAGTGCGTCGGAGATCCAAACCCGCAGAATCAGGTCGGTCATCTCGATCAACGCCTTGTCGGTCTGGCTGAACACAAAGTCCAGAAGACGCGCAGTGCGGTTGTTTTTCGTAGCTCCGATGTGGATCATGCCGGGCCGGATGCCCATGCTGCCGAGCACGCGTGGCAGCCAGTTCATCATGCGGCTGGCGCCAAGCGCAAGCCGTTTGACGTCCACCCTGGCCGCGCCGAATCGGCTTATCAGCCCTCGATTAAAGGCGAACAGCGCGACCTGGGCCATGCTATCCGATCAGGTTGCTGCGGCTCCCGCCATCGCGCCATTGCCCTTGCGATTGGCGACGGCGGGCCACGATCCACGAGGAGGGCGGCGGGAATCGTGGCGGGTCGTTCTGCGCATCGTTGTTCTTGGCCTGGCTGCCAGCCATGTCCAGCAGGCCGCGAGGGGCGTTGAGCTTCTCTGCCAGCGCCTTGTCGCCGGTGGCGCGCAGGGCGATTCGGGCGGCAAAGTAGGTTTTGACGTACTGGGTGAAGGTGGCCGGCCAATTACCGAGGTTTAGTCCGAAGTCGACGTGATTGCTCACGAAGCTCACGTAGATGCGGTCCAGATCGGCCCAAATGTGATCGATCTCGTCGCGGTACCGCAGCAGTGGTGAGTTGAAATACTCGTCCTGGCAGATCGATGTGGTGGCGCACCAGTCCGATCCTTTGGCAAACGCCCGGCGGTACCCGAATGTCGGGGTGACGCTGCTGTCGTAGTCGAGCATTTGGGTCCGGATTGCAAACTTCCACATGCCCTGCTCCAGGCAAAACTGCACCCCCCCATCGTTCCAGACGTCATCGAGGAGGCGGCGCCCCTCCTCGTTGACGGTCAGGCTGGCAATGCTGCTTCGTCCAATAATCTGCAGCGCGCCGTTGTAGATCTGGAGGCGGGTGGTTGCCACGTGTTAGCCGGCCTGCAGGCGATCGGACATCCAGCGGCTGGCGTCCTCCGGCTTGGCGTTGCCCTGGCTCACGATGGCGGCATCCACCCTGCGGATGACGCACCATTTGTCCTGCGGCCCGAGGAACTTGATGAAGTAGGGGCTGCGGCTGGCGGCCAGTGCGGCGGTTTGACTCATGTCCATGGTGGTCAGGTTGACCCACATGAGCATTTTGGCGCGCGCCCATTGGCGGCTCACGTCGACCACCAGCAGCTCGGCGTACCAGGTGCCGTCATTGGCGCGCACCTCGAGCCGGTCGTATGGCTTGAGCTTGCTGGCCACATGGGCGTAGTAGTCGGGGTTTTCCAGATCCAGGGGCTCGGTGCCCTCGTCGGCGTTGATCACCCAGATGGTCCGCTCATACTCGCTTGAGCGGAAGCGGGCCTCGGTGATGGCGGCCGGTGCGGCGCGCGCTACGGGTTCCCAGCCGGGATCCGCGCCTGGTTCTGTTTGTTGCGGTGCTGCAGCTGCTTCTGCTTTTGCCACGGTCTCTCTCCTCGAAAAACCCCGCGGGCCTTGCGACCCGTGGGGTGTTGCTGCTTTGATGCCGGCCGAACAGCGCCGGATTACGAGCTGGCCATTGCACCGCCGGCCGCTACGTTGAAGCCGGCGGTGCTGTTGGTCGTCATGAGCACGCCGATGTTCATGCTTGGCGAGGTGCCCAGACTGCTCTGTGCGACGATGAATATGATGTCGCCGTTGTGCATGCCCAGCGCCAGGCCGTCGGTGAAGTAGCCCGCAGACTGCGCCAGAGTCGAGGCGTCCGAGCTGGTGTACCTCCACAGGTTGCTGCCGGCGTAGCCGAAGGGCTGAGTGGTCTGCACGCTGGAGCCGAGCACGTTGCCTCGATCGTTGTACGTCGGCGTTGGACCCTGCCCCAAAAGCATGACAGGTGGGTTTTGCAGCGAAGATGCTGCGGTGGTGCCGGAATAGGGTGGCATGTAAATCTCCTTGGTTTTGGGTTGGCCAACGCTTACGCGTAGGCCGTGCCGTCGGTGGTGATCACGACCACGCCGGCGTTCTGGAGCAATTTCGCCCCCATGAACGCAGTTGCGCGGGCCCAGGAGTAGTCTTGCTCCTCGTTGAAGCCGATCGGGGTTTCCATGCCGGAGGTGTTCATGGCATGCCCGATGGCTGACTTGTGATACAGGAACGACTTTTCGCTGGTAGTGCCTTTGCCCGGAAGGTTGGGGTGCTCGCACACCAGGCAGTTGCGCCAGCGGTAGGCTTGTGGCTTGTCGCGCCAGCTGGCCGTGCCACCGTCGCCGGCATAGGGGCGCATGTCGACGTACTGCGCGTTGCTGAACTCCGGGGTCTGCTCCAGGTAGGCCAGGTAGCTGGGCTGGGTCAGGAACGTGATGTTGCTGTCCCATGGCACGCTGGCGTTGGAAAGCTTGACCCGGCCGTTCTGGAACAGGCTTACGGTCGGAATGGTGCCGGCCGAGCCGATCGCCACGCTGCCGGAGTTGAGCTCGGCGGTGATCTGGTTGTCGATCTTGCGGTTGAGCACGGCCATCGTGGTCATTTGCATGACGTCGCGCTGGTTGCCCTGGCTGGCAAACACGTTGAAGCCGGGCTTGCGCACCAGGTCGTGCCACTCGCCGAGCAGCGCGGTGAACTGGTTGTTGTTGTCGGCGCGGGCCGGGATCATGCCGTTGACGCCGCGCGTGACAGCGGAGGCGGCGCCTGAATCGGACACCAGGAAGATGGCCTGATTGCCCTTGATCACCGACTCGGTGGTCACGGTATCGCGCAGCAGGGTGGCTCGCGTTTCGAAGCCGGCGATGAACTCTTGCCGGTACTGGTTCTGGAATGCGGTATCTGGCATGGTGGTGACTCCTGCGAAGTTGAACGGAAAGTTGACCGTTGCTCCGGGGTGACCATCTGCGCCGTGGCTTGGGGTAGGCTTGCGCCGTCCTTGCCGTGGGCCTGTGGGGCCGAGCTAACCAGTGTGGCGTGCTCTGGTGGGGCCGTTGCCGGGGTGTCCACCACTTGTGCGCCGGATTCTATACCGGATGAAGCCCGGCGCACAAGTGGCTACCGTTTGCCGACCTTTTCGCGCGCATCGAAGAGCTTGCGGTACCGCTCCTGCTGTTTGTCGTCGGCGTTGTAGCCCTTGCGGTCCTTGCGCATGCGGTCCTCGATCGACTTGATCTCGCTGTCGATCGAATCTGCCTGGCTGCCCCCGCCTGGCAGGTCGAGCGTGGTTGCTGGGTTGATCTCGAGCGCCAGGCCCACCAGGTACCGGATGGTGTCGGCGTGCGCCAGGATTGGCGTGCCGTCGGCCAGCCGGCCGCGGCTCAGGTTTTCCCGTACCGACTCAGGCGCGGTATCCAGCAAGGCCTTGACGCTGTTCATGTTGGCCTTGTAGGTAGGGTGGTCCCAGTCGGCGCGCAGCGCATCCTCGGCCACGCGGGCCGCCTTGGCGTCGTTGTCGGCGCGCGCGTTGGTCACGCGGGTGACTTCGTCGTAGTACCACTTCACAGCCTCTTGCGCCTGGTCGGCGGTCATGTTCTTGCCGTGGGCGGTTTTGAGGAAGCTGTCGATGATCGGCTTGTCTTGCTCGGCGACCTTGATCGCGCCCAGGTCGTACTTGTCGGGCGCCTCGGGTATGCCGTTGTCGGCGCGCCATTTGGTCACCTGATCGGGCGTGGCGTCCTTTGGCATCTGCCCGCGCAGCTCGCCCTTGCTGATGCGCTCCTGCAGCTGCAGAAGGCTGTCAGCTACCGCACCGGGATCCGCATACCGGCCGAGGCGCTTGGCCTTGGATTCGTCGCCCTTGGCGATCTTTTCGCGCCAGTCGGCAGTCCAGGGGCTTTCTTCCGCTTGTTTGCCAGCAGGCTTGGACGCAGCGCCATCACCCTCGCCGCTCTCTCCAGCACCTTTTGCAGGTGCGGCTGCTGTCGCCGCTGCTGCCGGTTTTGGGTCTGCTGCAAGTGCGGCGGTGGTAGCGGCACCACCTTCAACAATAACGTCCTTATCCATGATTCCTCTCCTCGTGGTTGCTTCATGTCGGCTCGGGCGGATCTGCTCGAGCATCCTTTCGTCGAATCGTCGCCAGGTTAAGGCCCAGCATCTTGACGATCTGTTGGCCGGCAAACTGCCGACCCAGCGCCAGGTTGGTGTCGCGGTCGTTTTGGCCGGGCCGGTAGGCAAAGTCGTATGTGCCGCACGCCTGGCGAATCACCCAGTTGAGCGCCCGGCGCTGCATCTCCGGTGAGGCATCGCCCCTGGCTAGCGCCTGC